GCGTAGGTCATGGATTGGAGCTCGAGGTTGACGAGCGCGGACTCAAGTACCGCTTCGAATTGGGCAACCAGAGCTACGCAAAGGATCTTGCCGAGAACATCCGCATGGGCAACGTAGGTACCAGCAGCTTTGGCTTCACAGTCAAAGACGATAGCTGGGAGCGTCGCGATGATGGAATGAATCTCCGCACAATCGAAGCAGTCGATCTCTTGTTCGACGTCTCACCCACAACCCAGGGGGCTTACCCCACCACCGAAGTTGGTCTCCGCTCAATGGAAGCGGCTTTCGCTAACGAGGCGGTTGCAGAGCTGGAAGAGGAGGTGATTCGGTCAGAAGAAGAAGTTGAAGAGAAGGAAGATTGCGGATGCGGTGACAAGGCAATCGAACCAGTTCAACGCGCCGAAAAGAAAGAGGAAGAGGAAGAAGAGGAGGGTATGGAAGAGGAGAAGGAGGACCGTCGCCCAGGCGTCGACTCCGACTACGATGGCGTTAAGGACGAGGACGAAGAGGAGGAAGAGAAGAAGATGGAAGAAAATGAGGAGGAGGAAGAAGAAGATGAGCAGGAAGAGCGTGTTGACGTTTTGGTCGACACCAGCATCTTGCCGCATCCCTATGCTCTAGATGAAAACCCTGAGCCGGAGGCTCGATCTAATAATAACAATTCCAATAACATGGAGAACAAAGAAAAGAACGCTCCGGCCTACATCCAGGGTCTGGGCGATGTAGCTGAAAAGCTGCAAAAGCGTTACGACTTCGGAAAGGCTATCCGTGAAGCGGCACAAGGTCGCTTGACTGGCCTCGAAGCAGAAATGAACCAGGAAGCTCGCTCTGAGTTTACCTCTTCAAAAGTGAATGTGTCTGGCGGCATCAACGTCCCCAGCTTCTTGACTAGCGGTGAATCTCGTGCCGCCTTGGGTACAGTGGATTCTGGCTCTGGCAATAACGAATCTGATGCTTTCGGAGGCCAGATCGGCAAGGTTGATTCAGGATTGGTCGGTGCCTTCGCTGCTGGCGATTTGGCCACCAAGATGGGTGTCCGCAACATCACTAGCGCAACTGGTGACGTAGTGTTCCAGGTTCAGACCACGACACCAACAGTTGGAACCCCCGCTGAAGCTACGGCACAGGGCATCAACAACCCAGCCTTCGCGGCTCGCACCTTGGCGCCTAAGCGCTACTCAGCTCACGTGCAAGTGACGGAGCAACTCTTGGCTCAGAGCAGCCAGGACATGGGTGCTTTCGTTGCGCAGGAGATCCGCAAGGCTATCGACGCCAAGTTTAGCGCAGACGTTGCTGCTAAATTGCACGGTGCTGCTGACTCTCACAACGTAGCAGCAGTAGGTACAGGCATGGAGGAGTACAGCAACACTAGCTATAACTCTCTGCACCTCGAGGAGTTCTTGCTCGGAAACGATGTGGACCTCTCTAACGTGCGTGTAGCCGCCTCTGCTTTGGCTTACCGCCAGGAGCGTCAGAACAGCTTGGACGCAGGTTCAGGTTTGCTCTTCGCAAGCTCTCCTGCTGATCGCAAGCAGATCTTGGGTTACGACGCAGTGGTGTCTTCTCAGATTGATGCAGGTGAGTTGTTCATGGCTGACGTTACTCAGTTGGTGCAGTGCACCTGGGGTGGTGTCAACTTGATCATTGACCCTTACACCGATGCTGATCACGGCGTGGTCCGGATCATCGCCAACATGTACAAGGACTTCTCTGGTCTGAACTACAACGGCATCATCGGGTACGACGCAGCCTAATAACTCTTAACTGAAACTGGGGCCGGGAAATGGCCTGGCCCCATTTTTTCTGCCCATGCATATCAAGGTCACACGGAAATCTACGGAGAAGGCACTGCGCCTCTTCTACGCTCAAGAGCCAACACTGGAAATCCCAGACGGGATGACAGAGATCCCTGAAGGGGAATCGTTGGAGGAGGTAGAGGAAGCTGCCTACGCCCTCTTGCGTAATCACGTCCGTGCGATCGATGAAACGGAGGACGACCTCCTGCTCATCTACCTTGAAGCTGCATTGGACTACATGGAGCAATTGACGAACCGCATCCTCGGGGAGAGCGACGTCATTGTGTACCTGGACGCGGAGGATCTGAAGCGGCCGTTTACGCTGCCTAAGATCAACGATGTGACTCGCATGTGGAAGCTGGAGTACCGGAGCAGGGATGCCGACGACAAGGCATCTTACTTCGAACCGTACAAGCTACTTGAGGCCGAATACGAAAACGAGATCTTCACCGACGCAATCACCGGGTTGAAGGATAGCCACTTTGAGGTGGACAGCAGCGGAGAGGTTACTTCCGTATCTATCGCTATCCTCATGGATGTTTCTGAGACTTCATTGGCTTCGCTTAATGTTCAGTTTCAAAAACGGAATAGTGATGGCACCTACAGTTCATCTGATGTCTTCACGGACAGGACTTACAACCAAGCTGAAATCAATGCTGCGGGAGGGACTTTGACGGTGACCGACGGAACCGAGGTTATCCCCCAAGGGATGTATCGCATCAAGGCAGTTCTTGACGACACGAACCTAGAAGAGAACACCACGAACTACCTGTACTTCACGGCGAACGACGGGACCGACTTCGACAACGTGATCATCACAGACCGCTACCCATGCTACATGGACTTGCGGGAATACAAGTCAGCCATCGGCGATGAGTGCAGCGCTCATGGCGATGACTTCGCTCGAGCTTACATCACTGCCGGGACAGACCTTATTGCTATACCTAAGCAGTACAAGCAAGCGGCTTTGCTGTTGGTGGGTCACTACTACAATCAGCGCGAGGCAGAAAACATTGGAGGTATCACTATGGAGATCAAAGAGGGTGTTCACCGCCTCCTCCAAAGCGTAAGACACTACTGATGAAGGCAGGAGAGCTCAATGAGAAGGTAGACATCTATCGTCCAACCAGGACTGTGAACCAGTTCGGCGACATGGTAGAGTATTACACTGAGTGGAAGATGGGGGTTCGGTGCAAGATTACGTCTCTCGGAACACCATCGGCTGGGGCATCGGAATTTACCGATGACGACCAGGAGGTGGGTGAGATGAAGATGGAGCTCAAGTGCCGTTGGATCTCAGGCATTCAATTCGACGACGTCATCGTTTGGAATGGGGGTCACTTCAACCTGTATTCCATCCTTCCTTTTGGACGTCGTGAAGGCATGCGCTTGAGGGCTCGCCGCCGAGACAACAACAACTTACCTATCTCAGTTACAGACGACGAAGGAAACATCACCGACCTCACCGAAACAAACCCAGCAACCTAATGGCTAGGTCAGGAGCATTCAAGGCAAATCTGTTTTTGACAGGGTTCGAGAGAAACGATCCCTTCCCAAGCAGGTTGCGCAGATTGAAGAAGATCAAGGACAGGAAGAATGTCCTGTACAAAGCCATGGCTAAAGCTGCTGAGGATATGAGAGGTGACATGGAAGGTAAGTCACCTGTACTCACGGGTCTTTTGAGCCAGTCTTTCGCTATCCGCAGACTTAAAAAAACCCCGACGTTCGTTTTCGGCATTCGTGTTGGAGCGATCAGCGGGCCCCGAGTCGTGCAACCCAATCAGCTAGGTTACATCTCAGGCATTGCTGCCGGAGAGGAATACAATGCTATGGGGTGGCGCGATCACTGGGCTGAATTGGGAACAAGGCACCACCCGCCTCATCCCCACGTAGGCCCTGCAATTAAAAAAAACCTAGGGAGCTACAATCGAAAGCTTCGTTTTGCCCTAGGCAACATCTTCGGAACTAAGTTCTATGCAAAATTGCCCAAGAGCTGAGTGACGATAAAATGAAAAACAATGGCACTACTTAACGCAAACTATCTTGGCCTTTATGGCTTCGCCGACTCGGGGCAAACATCAGCGTACCGAGTCGAGGACAACGCTATTTTGGCAACTGCAAAAACAGATTTTCTAGCAGCTACCAGTTCAGGCGATTACGGCATTCTCGTAGACGGAGACGATGTATTGGAAGATTCAGACGTACCAGCTATCGGTAGCAATTCAGCCGGTAGCTGGGCCAACGGTGTAGCCCAGCTTGACCTCCTGGCCGCAGCAACGTCCACCACTCTGGATCTAAGCAACACGATCGACGAGGTCGTAGCTAAGTCTACCCAATGCAACTCTGAAACCTACATCATCGGAGGAGCTCAGTCCTGGAACCTTTCCGCTGACGGATTGATTCAGGACGTCGTATCCTCTGACCGCATGGGTGCAACTCGCTTGATGGACATCGCTCGTAAAAGCGAATATGTCTTGGTTCGCTTCGTGTTGGACGTCACCGACAAGGACACGTCAGGAACTGATGAAAACCAGGTCAACTACATCGGTCAAGGCATCATTGAGAACGTAAGCATCACCGGTGGATTTGACGACACAGCAACCTACTCCGTAACAGTTCGTGGCTACGGAAAACTCTATAAGTACCAGCACTAAGAATTGAATCATGGCAGTAGTAAACGCAAACTGTCTAGCTATCTACATCGATAGCGTAGACTCTCAGACAAAAATTAAGACACTGGCGCCTTACGCTTCTACAAGCTCGGCAGCACAAGCGGCGACAGTGGACTACACTCGCGCTATCGTTGCCGACTCTGACCCGACTAGCGGTGAAAACAACATTTTCATCGGGTATGGTGAGATCGATCACGGCACCGACGCCTTCACTGACCAGCTCGACCGCTTGGATCTCGTTGGAGCAGCAACCTCGAGCAACCTCGACTTGACAAACTCAATCGAGAACGTCGCTCGAGATGGCGAAGGTGGCACACTCCAGGAATCGAATCAAGAGTGGACGATCACATGCGACGGTCTGATCCAAACCTCGGATGACGCAGGTGTCTCCATCATGGATATGGCTCGCAACAAGTACTATGCAATCGTCAAGTTCTCTATCGACAAGGACGGAACCGACATTGACTATTATGGGCAGGTACTGATTGAATCGGTGCAGCTCTCAGGTGGTGTCGATGAGATTGCCACTTACAGCGTGACCTTGACCGGTGTAGACCAGCTCTTGAAAGAAGCATAATAATCACGGGGCGGCGGGATAAATCGTCGCCCCTTTTAACCCAACCACATGAATACCTTAAGAGGAGAATTCAGCTTTACGCTGAACAAGAAGAAGTATCAAGCATGTTTGTCACTCAACGCGATGCGCCTTATGTGCAACGCCATGGGGGTCAAGCTCAACGACATGGACAAGTGGCTCAGCGACGACCCATTGACCGCCATTCCAGCTTTTGCTTACTACGGCGTGAAGAATCAGGCAGCTCGCAAGGGCAAGGAGTCTGGACTACCAGATTTTGAGCATTTCTGCGCACTGGCCCTGGATGATTCAGAAACGCTGGACACCATGATGCAAGCCGTTACTGAAGCCCTAGGCGCCGGCGAGGATACCTCGGGAAACTAATAGGCCCCTCTGGAACCACGGAGGAAGAAGAGGCCTCCTGGGAGAACATATACAAATCGGCTCTCGGAATAGGATTAAAACCAGACGAGTTCTGGAACATGACCCTGAGAGAGTTTATTTGGTACAGGGAGGGGTGGGCGCAAAATATGAGTTACGCATGGGATCACACGTCTTCATTGATGGCAATGACAGCGAATGTGAACTCAGCAAAAGGTAAAACCTTTCAACCGGACGATTTCCATCCGTTTGCAAGGAAGTCAAATCAAGGAGTGAAGAGCAAGGAAGAAGCTGAAGCACTTCTGGAGAAAATGAGAAAATTCTAATGCCTAGTATTACAGGAGCAAGTCGGTTAGCAGCGATCCTTACGGTTGACATCAAACCGTTTCTTAGGAACATTGAGATCGCGAATATTAGGCTACAGAAGTTTCAAGCTCAAGCTCAGGCTCTCGGATCGGGACTTCTCCGTTCTGTAGGCCTGGGCTTTGGCCTTTTGGGGGCCGGAGCATTGTCTGTGGCTGAAAAGTTCTCTGAGATCACATCTCAACTTCGTGCCATCGGTGGCTCAACAGCAATGGAGCCTGTTATCGATGCAGCCAGAGAGCTAGGTCGGACGACAAAATTCACAAGTACTGAGGTAGCGGAGCTTGCCCTCAGCCTAAAGAAGCTTGGTTTCGATGCTCAGGGCATCCAGGGGGCCATGAAGACGGCCACAAAACTCACGCAGCTCTTCGGTGGTGATTTGAACAAGGTAGGTTCAACGATCGCGGAGGTGCGTCGTCAATTCGGCCTCACCGAAGAGGAGGGGTCTTTTGAGCGTATTGGTGACGTCTTTGCTGTTGCGTTTAGGGAAAGCGCCCTAGATATTAACAACCTTGGCGGTGCCCTCAAAAACGTAGGTACGGTAGCCAACCAGTCTGGTTTAACACTTGAGAAGACAATCGCTCTTCTCGGTGGGTTGGCTAACCAAGGTCAGAAGGCAGAAAGAGCTGGTACTCGACTAAAGACAACGCTTGTTCGTCTTGGGCGGGAGTTTGGATTTACTGAGGATCAAACAGGAATCCTTACCTCCGGAGTTCTTGACACAGCTCAGATTTTCGATCTCCTCAAAAACAGAGCAGGTCTCGCTGGTGCCGTTATTGCTCAGTCAGGAGCAGAAATCAACCTCCTTGAGGAAAGGCTTATTAACGCTAAAGGGGCTTTGGATGCGATGTCTGAAGGCCTCGACACCCAGTTGTTTATCAGCGTAGCGAGAGCCAAAGCCGGTGTTGAAGACCTTTCAATTAGCTTAGGCGGAGCCCTCGCCCCATACGTGGCAGCCGTAGCCGACGGTCTCCAGTACCTAGCTAAGAAATTTGACGAATCTAGCGACAAGACAAAAGACTCGATCGCTAACTTCTCAGTGATGGCAGTGGTCGTGCCTATTGCGATCACGGCAGTGGCTGGACTCGCAGCGGCCCTGCTCGCTTTGGAGGGTCCAATCGTTCTCATATCGCTAGGTATAGGCGTCTTAGTCGGAGCGTACACCAAAGCAGCCCTAAAAGCGGCTAGGATAGCGCGTGAGCAAGAGCGATTGAATGAGACGTTTGCCAATTTCAGAGAACTAACAAGAGGAGAGGATGGTGAGTCATTTGATCCAGGAGGGATTGCAGCCACTTCCACCGGCGCTCTCGAGCAGCTCGCAGCGAGACAGGAAGAGTCCTTAAAAGCGCTGCGTCTACAGAAGCAGGAGATTGAGGATGAGATTACCGAGAGGGTTAATCGACCATCACTCAACTCCCAAATTGCGGTAGACAAAGAAATACTTAAGGATAGCGGCGAGACAAAGCAGATTCAGGCAGAGATCAACAGGCTGATTTCTCAACAGTTCGTTGTCAAGAAGGAGCTTGAACAAAGGGAAGACAGGCTCAGGGACCTTGCAGCAGAAAGGCTTGACCTTCAACAGAGATATGCCGATTCGCTGGGCTTCTCTCAGCAGATTCTGCTAAAATTCCAAAATGGGTGGGAGAAAACTGGCGACAACATCGCCAAGGCTCTTGCCGAGTTTGGGTTCGCCACAGAAGACCTTGGCCAAATTCAAGGCAAGCTTGAGCAAATTCAAAACCTCTCCCTCGCGGACATTGTGGACGGTGGCGCCGACGTATTCAAAGGCCTGACAGATGGTTTGAAGGGAACTCCAGAGCAGCTAAAGAAGCTCTCGGACGCCCTAAACAAGCAGATCAAGGCACTTGGGATTGAGGGCGCTATTGAAAGCGGCGAGGAGTTCGCGAATATCTTCCTGGAAGCAGCCAAGTCTTACAAAGACTTTTCCGACGATCTAGCTAGGCAGATCAAGATAAATGGCATTGAGGAAGCTAGTGATAAAGCCGTAGACTTAGCCGAATCTCTTACCTCCCTGGGTAGAGTAACCGAGCAAGGCTTCAATGAAAGGAAGCTTTCAGCGCTTACAACGGAGCTAAACGCTCTCCTTGCCCAAGATGTATCCACGTCGTCGAATAGGATCAAAGACCTCAACAAGGAGATCGAGGATCTGGAGGAGACTATTAGTGCCAGTAATCTGGCAGACAAGCTGAAAAAAGTTCTGGAAGCCCCAGAGACTTTTGATGAGTTTGCCAACACCGATCCCCTTGTAGCCTTTGAGCAAGCAGCAGCTAGGGCTGGCCGAGAGGCTAGAGGTTTGTTTGCAGACTTCCAAGCTGGCGGTACAACCACTCTAGAGCAAGTCAATGACGCCGTTAAAAAATTCTTGGATGCGGATCTTGTTGCGAGAACCCAAAAAGAAGCGGCTGGACTGAGGGACAGCTTGTCAGAGGTTCCGGATGAGCTTCAAAAGATTGAAGACGCACTTGCAGGAGGTTTTATCGACAGGAACGACGAAGCTTCACAGAGGCTTCAGGTTCTTACCAAGCAAGTAGAAGACCTTCTCGCGCTCCAAAAATTGGATGGCATAGGGGACATTGTCTTCAGTGATGAAGATCTCAATTCTCTCAACCTGGCTATCGAATCGATTGATAAGCTCAAGATCAAGATTCGGGACATGGAGAAGGCTGCTCAGCTAACCTCCTTCATCAAGGATCAGGTTGACTTCTTGGGTCAAGCTTTCCTCGAGGCGTCTCAAAGCGGAGAGAACTTCTTTACCGTCCTAAAGAGAACTTTCTTGGATGCATTCCGGGCGCTTGTAGCCAAGCTCATCACCCTTATCATCCTGTTCACCATCCTTTCTATCGTTGCAGGTGGTAGTGGAGCGGGGGCGGGTGTTGCTAAACAAGCCCTGGGAGGCGCAGACGCATTCTCAGGAGCCGCACTTGGAAACGTCTTGTCTGCCGGCTTCGGGCTAAGCAAAAGCTTGTCCGTAGGTAGCGGCCCCGCAGGATCTTCTGGATCGGGTCTAGCGGCAGGTGGCCGCACAGCCATCACAGGATCCCTTTCAGGTGATAATATCGTATTCTCAAACCAGCGCGGCACACGCGCTATCGACCGTACCTTCGGATAATGGCAGTAAACTACATCTTCGACACCAAGTATTGGGCATCTCAACCCGGTGGTTCCGAAACGCCGTACAGGATCATTATTGGCGATACTGGAGGCGTAGTTGATGAGCTTGAAGTCAACGTGGCGGCCAACAAGCAACTGGACCTCATGGACCCAGGAGCCTCTCTTGAGTGGGCTGGAGGTCAAGACAGGTTCACAGACGCCATTTCGGGTTCTACACTGAGCTTCACGGTCAATGTGAACGACGTCCAGTTAGCCAAGCTCGAGGAGTTGTTCGATCGGCCAGAGGGGTATGTGTTCGCCCTGTTCTTTGACACTCACACTGGCTCAGCGAAGCCCGTTTGGTATGGGCACTTGCTTGTGGAGGGCATTGCTGTTCAAATAAGCAATGAAAGACACATTATCGACCTCACTTTTACGGACGGACTGGCCTATTTGAGAGGCGTAGAATGGAAGGACGACAATGACGACGAGCCATACGCTCCCGTCCGGAAGAGACTAGCGTTCTGGATAAAGGAAATAGCTCTCAAGATCCCTGCTCACCACGCCTTTAGGGACTACGTGATAAATACGTTGGGGCAAACCAACGTACCGATATTCCGAGAGGTAGGGTTTCCAGATCCCCGACACGACGATCCCAACGGAAGTGGGTCGCTTGAGTACGATACCGAAGAGAGCAAGCTTTGGCACGGATATGTTCATGCAGACACGTTCAATAAGCCCAAAAAGCAGGTTGACAGGACCAGGGAACTTGAAGTACCCCTTAAATACTTCGATACAGGTGCTGTACTTGAGGATATTGCGCACACTTTTGGCGCAACAATCATCTTGTGGGAAGGGTTCTTGAACGTCGTGTGTCGCTTGGATGTCGCCACCATGAAGGGCGAAAGAGTTCAGTTCATCAGCTTCAGTCACAACCCCAGTAGCGACAGTTGGATTCAGCAGACGAACTACAACAACACACCGACACAAGCGGACAGTTTTAAGCTGAGTTCAGACCTCTTAGACGAGGATTTTGACGAGAAATTCAAGATCCGTAATGGAGCGGTTAAGCGCCGAACACTGCCCATTGAGCAAGTCAACCTAACTCACGAAGAAGGGGGGTCTGACTGGCTGTATGCTGATGGCTTCTATCAACACCCCAATATCAGCTACCTTGACTTCGACCAGGTCATGTGGAACATGTACACGGCAAATGGAGGCAACGTTCTTGGTCAGAATACTGGGCAAACTAGCACCCTATTCCAAGAGAATTCGTCAGGCAGACGAGACAAGTGGTACGTTTTTCACAACGGAGGAGACCCCACCGATGAGTTTTTCTATAACGGAGGAGCGGGTGTTCAGCTAGGGGATTTCTACACCTTCCCGGCAGACCCTACAGGTTACATGGGCTTCCCTGCCCGCACAACCACGGATCTAGAAGTTCAGAGCGGAGCTCTGATGACCATCGATTTTGGAGCCAACATCAAGCTATGGAAGGAAAATGGGGGCACATTGTCCACCACAAACCCATTGGAACCCGTTCCAGCCGCTTATATAAAAATGGGGGTAGGAACCACCGTGATATGGCGTCTGAGAATTCAAGTCAAAGACACTAACGGAGACTACTGGAGGCTTCGTAGACATGTCACAACACACGTGAACTCAGGCGGGAGCCCCGACGGAATTAACATCGACAACATTCAGGTTGCACTTGATTTTGTGAATGTAGGGGGTGTTTGGATCCCTCAGTTCACAAACATCGATAGAACTTACTTCAGGAAGGTTTACGGAAGCGTAGACTGGGTAAAGAGCGGCACAAGTGGGTACAACGACGCCTGGTACGAGATCATGGGCCCTCATGAAGACACCAACAATTCCGGCGACACTTGGGGTGCTCCTACGATCCCGCTAACAGTCCAGTACGGGAACCAAACCAACTTCTGCCCCATGGGCACTCAGATTGATGGTGAAGACAATGGTGAAGGTGTCATTCTTGAGGAAGGTGAGGACAACACGTTCCACAACTTCACCAAGGAGATGCTTCAAATCACCCTACCTTACGAAACTCAGGGGTCAAACAACCAACTCCTGCTTGATTTCGAAGAATTTTACATTGAGATGGGGGTTGAGTTGTGGCCTCCGTACTACGGCCCCAGGATCAACACTGGAAGCTTTCCATCAGGCAGTCCAGTACCTTACTTCAGATCCGCTAACGCAGATGGGACTGGAGGGTCATGGGTGGGCGCCGCCCAGAGCTATCTAGAGTGGAGGATGCTGCCCAAGCACGTTCATTTCACAGGATGTCGAATCTCTATTGGTGACACTTCTGAAACTTCTGACTTCGTAACGAGGATCAACGGCGGAAATGGGTATGAGACAGTGAACATCGGCTCGTCAAGACTCGGTTCTAGATACGGGTTTGTAAACACCCACACCAACGGCATCATCGAGATGTCTGAGATCGACTCAAATGGAAGCCCTTACCCGTACAACAACGGAACCAAGGTCCAGAACCTGCAATGGAGGGCTCACAAAGCTGGCGACACAGACAGCCCGGACCAGCCAACCGAGGTCTACGATTCCCTACACAGCTATGTTTGCCATGCCTACATGGACATATTTGGTGAACATAGAAGCTACTACGATCTTACAGCGGTGGCTACAGGGGACGCTAGCTCCCTCATCAGCCCATTCGGCGTTTATGAAACGGCTTTCACCCAAGACAACCCGAACTTCTTGGTCTTCACCACCGAATTCCTTATGCCAATGTCCATGAAATGGACGGCGAACCAAGGGGTTTCGGGGTCTTTCTTGAGTTGCGGATTTGAAAGGGATGTCAACCCCTTGATCAACGAGTGGGTCTTCCCAACCCCGGGTGATCCCACTGGGGGCAATGGCTCAACAGGTAATGGTGGTGGTGGTCTTGGAAAGGGGGATAACGACCCTACCGAGTACGTCCCTGGATACCCAAACCCTCCCGGAGGGAAGCTCGATCACGGATTTAACGGTTGGGGCACGGTTCAAAATATCGCCACAAAGACTCATCCTATTCAGATACACCCAAGATCGGACAACACCCAGAATGGTAAGACCCTTTGGGAGAGTATTCGGTATTTCCACGATGCTGATAACAAGATAGACCTTTTCGACTTTGAAGACATCGAAACTAGGATCAAAAGAGTCACTTTCGACCCACTCCCTTCTGGTGACTCTATCGTCATCGCGGACTCCAACGGCGATCTAAGCCACATTGTTGACGGAACTTCAGGGCAGATCCTTCAGACCGATGGGTCTGGAGGTTACAGCTTTGTGGACAACACTGCTTCGAGTACAGACACGATTCAGATCGCCTCTCGCTCACCGCAGCTCAACCTAACTACTGGAACAAGTTACTACTTTGGCAACACATCTACCGGCTGGGAGGGCAGTTACGTCAGGAATCAAGCGACAATCACGTCCATCTCCTACGCTTTCGCCAACTGCGGTATCGTGTGCCCTAAGCCGCTAACATCGCTGTCCTTTATGGCAAACATAAGGTCTGTGAACAGAACAGACGACCTCACCGTTAAGGTGGCTAAGGGAGGTAGGCCGGATGGGACTACGACTGCTATCACGCTGACGGAATTAGGGTCGGACACGATCACTGTGAGTCAGCTTTACCGATTCTACAAAATGGATATTGACGTCACGGGCATCACTGTAAAGAAAGGAGACTTGATTTTCCTCTTCTGGTACAGAGATGGGGTCAGCGTGAGCGCAGCAAACTATTACACAACTTGGACACTACAGGGTAGCTAAAATCATGGAAACAGAAGCAATCATAGCGTTGATTGGGCCTCTTGTGGCCCTCGTGGGGGTGTGGGTATCGCTTAATAGCGAGGTGGCCAAACTCAAAGGGCGTGTGTACCGCCTCGAAAACGACCAAAGCGAGTTAAAATTGATGTTGAAAGAGTGCGTTGAAGGGATCAACGAGCTCAAGATACTACTCGCTAAAAAAGGTATGTGATGAGAACCATCAAAACAATCGTCGTCCATTGTTCAGACACGCACGAGGATATGGACATCGGCGCAGAAGAAATCAGAAAATGGCACGTAGATGAGAGAGGATGGACGGATATTGGGTACCATTTCGTCGTTCGCAGAGACGGCTCGATCGAAAACGGTCGCCCACTTGAGAGACCTGGCGCCCATGTTAAGGGTAACAATACCGATTCGATCGGTATATGCTGGGTGGGTGGCGCTTCGAAAGCGAACGGTAGGCCGCAAGACAATAGGACGGCTGAGCAGACGGCTTCTCTCTTTAATCTCATTCGCCACCTTCAAGAAGAGTTCCCGGGGGCCGCTGTCTTAGGACACAGGGATTTTAAGGGCGTCAGCAAATCATGCCCCTGCTTTGACGTCAGAACATGGTACACAGAAGCATGTATGAGTACAGAAAAAAAGGAAGTCGACCCAAAAAACGAGGGTCACGAAAAAACGGATCGCCCGAGCATGACATTCAGGTCATGGTTATCGATCATCTCGAGTCTATGGAAACTGTACCGCTTTATTCGGCGACGGTCGGGGGGGTGAGAGTTGCCATGGGTACAGCCATCAAGATGAAGCAAGCGGGCTACAAGAAAGGCATCCCGGATCTGCTCATCTTCGAACCCAGCAATGGCTATGTTGGGTTAGCCATCGAGATCAAGACCATGTCTGGACGCGCTAGTGAGCACCAAAAAGAGTGGCAAAAAGGGCTTCAAGAAAGGGGTTGGAGGGCCGAAATATGCAAGGGGCTGAACTCTTGCGTGGAGCTGATCGACGAGTACTTCGGAGAGTCTGATAAGGTACTATAGACTTCATTGTGGTTGGTGAAGTGGCGCTCGTCGCCAGGAGAGGGGGGTTTCGGCCCTCCTTTCTATTCCCTGTTCATCTCAACGAACTCATCGACAAACATGCGTTTTTCATCAACAGATCCCTCGACAACCCTCAAGTAGTGAGGTGTTCCAGGGCCAATGTATGACCCCCAGACGTTGTATTGCAGGAATTCAACAGCTTCCTCCCAAGTGCAATCGGGATTTGCGCGTTGAAAACACGACACCATTGCCCATTTGTCGTAGACAACTCGAGGTACCTCACCCTCCGTGTCAACGCCGATAATGCACTCATCAAAGCCATCTGCGTAGTAAGTTTCGTTGTCAGTCATTCAGAATCACGTTGTCGACGTAAACATACCCCCTTTTTGTGACCTCCACGAGGCCATATCCATGCTGCCAATCGTTCCTGGGGTGGTAATTAGGGCTTGGGTCCCCAAGATGTCCTAAAACGTGGCACTGAAGCAGTTTTCCAGCCCCGTCTCTGGTGTAGAAGCTCTCCGGCCTGTGCAAATGACCACAGATGGCGCTCTTCTTCATCTTGCCAAACAACTTCCTGCTTGGGTTGACACCTCCCACACCCCTCATCTCGTGACCATGAAGGAAGCTCATGTCCCCGCAGTGAATAAAGGCGTCCTGCACATACTCGATCTCCTGAGATCTGAGGTCTAGTAGAGTAGACATCTGAAGCTCTGGCATTCCCACGAATTGATCGGCATTTTTGGCGATGTAGTGCTCCAAACGCACCTCGTGATTGCCTTCGATGTAGTAAATGTCGGCGTTCGGGAATTCAGACCGGATGTAAAAAGCCATCTGAGCACCTACCTTGAGCTCCTCCTGGAAGGAGAGGGTGCCAGGGTCGTTGGGGTACTTGCTGATGCGATGGAAGTCCATCATGTCCCCAAGGATGATCACGGTGTCCACATCAGCTCTCTTACCAGCCCTTATGGCCGTGTCTAGGGCCTTTACGTCGTGATAGGGACAATGAATGTCCGCGAGCACCAGAATCCACCGATTTCGGCTGATCGTGATGTCATTCTTGCGTTTTTTGAGGTAGCTTCGGGGCGCCATATCACTCATGGTAGTCAATCTTGAAGTTCTCAGTAATTATATCAGCCATCCAGCCCCCGGCGGGTAAACCAATCGCATTCAGTAGCTCGTCGATTATTGAGGCCTGGTCGGGCTCCATCTCCGAGTCCTCGAACCACCCAGATGCTTTTTGCGCGTTCCATAGTACCCAAGCTCGAGTCTTCTCGTCGAGAATCATGCACAGTTCAGGGTTTTTGGCTGAGAACTCCTCCCTCGAGAAGTCGTCCATATCCTCAATGTAGTGCTGGTAGGACTCATTCATAGTTACCGGGATCCTCGTCATCTCAGACGCTTCGATCATCCTTTGAATCGTCTGGTTCACATGCCACGGCTTTCGACCAAGGATGTCTGCGATCAAGGTGTTGGGAAGGTACATGAAGTGACTCATGTAATACTGCATGGCAGCCCCCTGTTGCCTTGTTGGCTCTCGGTCCTGAGACCCCAGGTATTGATGCGCCCACAAGTGAGCTTCCTCCTCGGAGTAAAAGTGAATGTTCTTGTACCTATTCATCAGCATTGGTTGAGGTCAAAGCCACTATGAAGGCCATGGAATCCGAACCCTTCCGAGATGACGACTTCGCAGGACTGTTTTGATCGCTTGACTGTGTACGTGAGAAACCCAAATGAAGCAACATACTGCCCATCCTCACGGTAACTGTCCGCGATTGCCTCGGCAAGCTCCAATACCTCCTCTTTTTCGATGTAGTAACCTTCAAGATCTACCTCTATTTTGACATTGAGTTCCACGCCTCAATTTATGGTTGTGTTGTGTGAGAGATTCATTATGGCACCATTGAGATCACTCGAGACGCCCGAGCCAGGTTCAGGTCTCGGCAGTAGAACATGAATGAATGTTTTCCGCCGTGACGCCCCCTCTCTTCAAGGTTGAGGGCCCTGAGACGACCCTTGAATTTACGCATAGCCCAGGTGTTGTATCCATTGCCCAAGCAGTAGGTCCTAAAGCTCTCCATAGCTGAGTCCTGATGTACTTCAACAAGATTGTGGTCGCTCTCTTTGCAGCTTAGCCCGCATGCCTCCATCCAGCTCATGAAGGGGTCGCCCTCTACCTTAAGACGCTCCAACTCCTGCTCAAGAACCTCTGGACGCAGCAACATGCCGTCGTGAGCTTTAAGGTGATCAATCAAAGCGGTCGCCAGGCTCATGCCAATACCGCCCTTGGCCTCCTCCGTTGTAAGAGCGTAAATTAGGCCGCTGTCACGCTTCTTCTCATCCTTAGCTTTCCGGAAGCTCACAATGTCAAAACGACGAGCGACACCGGGGTCTGAGAGCACGTAAGAAAGGCCCATCTCATTTGATGCCACTACCAGGCTTGCTCTTGGCGTAATCTCGAGGGGTTCAGCGTAAAGCTTACGCGCAATGATAGGTTCCTTGCTTACGATCATTTTCAGGGCATCCTTATCCCCGATGTTCTCACTTGCGTCAGCAGAGACGCATAAGGTGGCGTGAGCCAGGCGCATGCGGTGGCGGCTGTCATCCCTCGTGATCTGCGCAAGGTTGTCCGTGCGCATGACGTTGTGGTGACCGATGCAGCCAGCAATGGCCTCGATAAGTGTTGATTTACCCGCTCCTGCCGCTCCTATCAAGAGCAGGATCTTTTGCGCCTTCATGGGGTCTCCAGCAAGGGCATTTGCAAAGCTCGCAAGGACATATCTGCGTGAGTCCTCGTTGGGTATGGCTTCGCTCAAAAACTTCTCCCACTTCTCGCACTTCGCCTTGGCGTAGTACTTGGTGGGAATGCAGTAGGTCGACAAATCCTCTGGCCTGTGACCATCCACAAAACGGTGGCGGGATCCCTGAAACGATAAGACACCATCAAGGAAAACAATCCCCTGGACCCCGCCGTTGGGTTTGGGAAACACGACGTCTGGTTTGCCATAGCTGCTAAAGCTCTTGTCAAACTCTCTCTTGAAGTCGCTAGTTAGAATGTTGGGACGGAGCAGTCCGGCACCCTTTGCAAAAGCCTGGACCACTTTCTTCTTCTGTCCCTCAGAGATGGGCTCGTAGTGAGTCCCAACCCAAATGCTCGTCATGCCGCCGATCTCGAGAACCGGGTAGCCGCAGACGGTGCTAAGCATCGGGATACTGATGCCCAACATCGCGGCCGCACTCTTCGCGCTGCATTTGTCGGGATCGTAAGGGATCTCGACGGCTTCAGCAACACGATCGGGCGTGACCAAAGTCTCTGCTAGCGAGCAGAGCTTCTCAACGGAGCTTGTGATCAGTGAATCCTTGTTCATACCATCTTGCGCGTACCTCGTTCTCAAATCGAACTTGGCGAGCGTTCAATGCATAGATACATGCTTCAATGATTTCTTGACGACTTTCACCATCCAGACTTTTCAACACACCGCTGTCGAAAACACTTCCGTAGGTGTGTGCCATGTGTAGACCATCCTCCTCAAGGTCAACGATCGTCTCGCTGTCGTCCTCCACATTGATGTCTCCAATGGCGTCAAACACTTCGATGAGCTTCCAGTGGTTCATGAAGATGTCGAAAACGGTATCGGCATCAGCCTTGCCCTGGGCGTTGGTCTCTGCTTGGAAGTACGCATCGAGCCCCTCCTTGAAGTCGGCAGCAATCTTTTTGAAAGCCTCTTTCTTTGTCATGTAGTAAAGATAAAAGGGCGCCTCCGTGTATCGAGACGCCCCTCAATCTACTTACCTAAAACCCGTCAGAACGGGAGGTCATCAGAGACTCGTGGTGCAGCCGAGACTTCCGCCTGAGCTTCCTTCTGGCTTGGTTTCCCCTGGTCGTAGTCGTATCCACGGCCATTACCGAGGATCGGGCCCTTCAGCCCTTGATCACGCAGCTCTTTGGGGATGTCCTGCGTGACCATGTAATCGTAGCCGTAATCGCTGTCCGGTGTGTTGACCAGACGAATGTTGATGTACGACCCTTTCTTTCCTTCGACAATTTGAGACTTGTCGATCATCTTGAGGTTGATAGAAGCGTTAATCGCCTTCGGGATAGTGTGATCCATACCTCAAAGATCGCACACCTTCTTGATGAAGTCCCCGATCTCACGCTTTGAGGGAGCGTAGTAATTCATGGGGTCCTGTTGGTTGAGCTGCATCCGAACAATGATGTCCTGAATCTCGTCAGTATCCATCGAGATACTGTAGTCCATGAGCGTATCGATAAGGTCGTCTTTCTCCTCGTGACTCAGGACGCTTGACCGCACTAGTCTGGCGGCAAACCTTCGTGAGTTGTGGTTGGCGTTGGTGTAGTCGTGCTCCGGCGACTCGTCGAACATGTCGTCGATCCAGTCACCCATTCCTCTTCCACTCTCTTATTGCTGCTTTCAAGAAGCCATGTACAAAGGCCAGGACAAGACAAGCTGTCCACGCACCACATACATATGCAATTACCTTCGTCATTCGTCAATTTCGTCCTCGCTGTAAACTCCTAGTTGATAGAAGTCGGCCATCTTGAGAACCACGCGACCAAGCGCCCTCTTTTCAGCCATGGCGACGGGATAAGCATTGCGACAGTTCTTAGGGCTAGCTTCGCCGTAAGACTCGACAGTCTTCACTTGCTCCTCAAGCTTCCCTGTCTTTTCGCTCGCCACCTTATACTCCACCATGCCATATGCCTTGATGCAGTAGAAGCCCTTCTCTACATCCGAGAACTCCGGGACCACCTCGTAGTGGATAATACAACCCATGCTGCGCTGAATCTTCTCAACGCCCTGACGTTTGATGATCCAGAACCCCTGGGGCGCTTTGAAAAAGTCGTCAGGTACTAGGCCGTGTCTCTCCGCTAAGACGCGAAACTTATCCTTCTGCTCACTCATTTACCGTGAAGTTCGAGAACTTGCTCGACAAGCTCCCTGTTGTATTTGATGTTCTTGTGTTCGTTCCAGATGTAAGCGGACATGACGTCCTTCTCTTTCAGCAAGAAGCCGATGGTTCGCTCACCCTTGAACATGATGTCGCGAATTTCGCTCCATCTCTTGAGCTTTTCTTCAGGGACTTGATCCCCGTAAGCTTCGATTGCAAAGTCAAGCTCCTGAGCTGCGTTGCCCAGGAGCGTTGACACATGCGTGATTTGTGCTAGGTTCATTAACCGCGCTTTTTGCGGCGGTCTCCTGTGATTGCAGTGATGAGCATATCGACGTAACCGAACACCTGATTATCAGTGTCGGTAGGCGTGAGATTGACCACGATTTTTGCGAAAGCCATCACGCCGAGCAGGAGCGCCGCCCAGTTGGTAAGGATGAATGTTGTAAGGTCCATGAGATTAGTATTCGTACAGAGAGCCATCGAGATTGTACACCACGAGGATCTCTTGCTTTTCCTTTGGATTGGTTAGTGTCACCATGTGAGCCCACTTGGGTTCTCTGGTTTCACTGACAAAGGTAGGCTCGATATGTGAGGTCATGGACCAGCCCTCACACTCAACATAGTCTAGAGAGATGAGCCAAGCGAGATTCTCGGGGATGACACCGAGCTCTATGCACTCGGCGTCAAACCTGATGTCAACGTGAGGTTCGTCAGGGAGATTCGGTTGCAATGCGTATGCCGCTAGCAATAGAATCGGGGATATGGTCAGAAGAAACATCATTTGCTATCATGTTTAAGTGTGTGTTGATTTCGGTCTGAATAGATGTTAGCTCGTCGTGATCGACATCGACACCTTTCACTGAAGCTTCAAAAGCAATCTTCGAGAGCACTTGCCCACATGCTAATAGGTGTCTACTGAATAGACCCTCATCGTATGGCTCACACTGCCTCAGTTTAACCAGGTGGTGGTTGTAGTGTCGAAGGTGGTCCGCTAACTGCCAACCGGACTCCTCGTCCAAGCTTAGCTGTTTTATGCCCACGCTCAAAGCGAAGAGGCGCATTCTACGATACAATTTCATGGCTGCAAGAGTGATTTGAGATACTCACGAAAACCGAGACTCGTTAATTCACGAACTTTGATTTCCTCACCGCTCTTTTTGCGTGGGCGACCACGTTTCTTTGAGAGAAGTCCGAGACGCTGTTTCTTGCCCCACACGGAGTTCACTGTACGGTCGAGCTGCTTGGCAATCTCCTGATCAGTGAAGTTGTTAGCGACCATAGTCTTGAGCATCTGCACCTCCTCATCTGTCCATCGAGGCATCCGGCCAGTAAAGTTCTTTCTGAACTCACGGACCTCTTTAACATCTCTATTCAGGGTTGCTGCAATTCTGTGGTCCGTCAGGTTGAACGGGTTGTCCATAATGAAAGTCTTTTCCGCGACTGTCATCGGCTTTGTTTTTTTAGGCATGGGTTTTGGTTTTTGGGTTAGTATTCATAGATCTGTCCGTTTGAATATACCGGTATGCTGATGTACTTGGTAGGGTTGTCGGCAGCGGTCCCCTTGAATCCAATACGGAGCTGCCACACGTCCTCACCATTCTTGGTTAGGGGCAGGACACAACAGCTCATGCGTCCGGGGACTTTTCTGTAGTGAGTGTCGAAACCTGGCTCCTTAGCTCTCAGCGTGTACCAGAACCTGCGATTGGGCTTACCCTTCTCAAAGCCAGCCTTGAGACGCAGTAGATTCTTGGGTACCTGCCTCATGTTGTCCCTTCTCCAAACATTAGCTATGTTAAGCACAACAGACAGGGTAAATAGGAAAACAAGTATCGTCATCGTTCAAATGTAGGGTTTTGAAATCGCTCTTCCAAGGGGTCGAATCGAACAGGGAAAGTCTTGCGCAGGTAAGAGTCATTCACAAAGCATCGCCAGATCGTAAACTTGTAACCAAAGCGATCGAGAGTCATGTGAGTCACGCCTCCGGGATCAATCATGTTGTCAACAGTCTTCCAGTAGCTCTTAAAGACAATGTTATCTTCCTTGCTTAGCTTGAGCTCCTCCTTAAAGTTGGGGCTCTCCATGGCTAAACCGGCGACAAACAACATCAGGGCTGTCTGATCGTGGATCGAGACAATCTCCTTGGTGTCGTGCTCGAAAGCCACAAACATCGGTGGCTCAGAGAACTGCCCCTTGTCGTCCCATTGGCAATGAACCTCCGTGGAGGTCGCAAAATCAGCGCCACTTCGCAAGGCTTGCCGCTCCATGTCCTGAGCAAGCTCTTTCTTGGAGTTCAAAAGACATTCGACCTTTCCGCTCTTACCCACCACCGTAGGGTAGAAGGTTCTACTCATGCCCATGTTGTCTATGAACTTGAGTCTCTTTTCTGTAAGTAAAATCATGATACGAAGTTTTCAGTGTGCCAATTACGAAGGGGTTCGTTCTTGTCGATGATGAACGAGATGACCAAGAAGTTCTCAGTAGCCGTGTATATCTCGAAAAACTCGAGTCCGTCGGGAAGCTCTGTCTGCGTGTGACCGAGAGCTTCGATGACTTCGACGTACTGATTGTGAGTAAACAAAGCGACACTGCCGTCAGCTTTGAAGGGCTGAATCTTGAGGTGAAAATTTGTGGTGTTGGTGAAGAAGACGAAGTCGCACTCAAGACCATCGACATCCTCGCGCATCTCGTCGTCGGGATCCCCGAGACCGAGGTGATACCGCATCCTGTCGTTGACATGGGATGCGACGTTGTTCATAGCATAGGAATCGTGGATCATAGGAATTTGTAACTTAGGCATGGTGTTATTGCATTTGGTATAAATCAGAAGACATGAGCTCTCGGCCCCAAGAAACTACTCGAGTAGCTTGGTAGTTGTCGAGGTTCTCTCCGTGGAGAGACGCCCAGAAGGGATGGGTGCGGGGGTTGTACGAGACGCTGTGAAGGACTTGGTGCCGACGGAAGTTGCTGTCGGGATCGTCTGTGACATTGACAGGAATCCATTGGACAAGGTAGCACTCGATCCATGCACATACCGTCTTGTTCTCTCCCTTGAAGATGCGTCGAGCGGTGCCGGGTTGGTTGCGAAACTTGCAGTCGTCAAGAACGAGGGAAAACTTCTGAGGGTCGATATACGTGACCTCGTTGGTTTTGGTGTTCTTGATCTGCCACTTCTTGTAGTTCTCACCCTTGGCCAAGTGGAAACGTACTTTGTAAGGTCTCATTTGAATGTGATTTCGTTAGGGATGATGTTGATTACTTCATAGGTCGAGTCGCTGTTGATGATGTCGACTACATAGCCCCTCCATTCCTCGACTGAGAGATCGCGCTCGTTGTCGAGGGGTAGTTGAGAGTTATGCTTGTACCCTACCTGCAAGTCGTCGAGAGAGCAGCCAGTGCCGTAGTTGCCCCATCCCGTGAAGAGTGAGTAGTGGATAGAACCCTCCTTGAGTTTGGCGATTAGTGTTCGCTTGTTCTCGAGAGAGTCGTGGAGTTGGAGGTGTGCAAGTTTCATAGCTTATAGTTTTAAGATTTTTAATTAGTGACTGCGTGGCAAATCGTCTGGGCTGAGGCGCCCTGTTCTAAGTCCTTTGTTGTAGAACCGAACGAAGTGCCTGGCCCAATTGTCCTTGCCGCTTTGGGTAAGAATGCTTTCGAAGTTTTGATCGAGGGCGTGGAAGAGGCGCTTGAGGTTGAATCCATCAAGTTTTCTCATGTCTACGATAGCCATCAGCACTGCCTTACTTGTGAAGGCGGAGTTCATCTTCCCGTAAGCAATGAGCTTGGTAAGAATCGCGTGCTTCTCCGGCGTCATTTCATACACATACTTGCCACTGGTGACAACCTTTGTGTGAGCGCCTTCATTCTCCGAGAGTAGTGCGCAAATTGACGTCATCTTGTGGGGTTTGTATTTCTCTCCTGCCTGACGCAACTTGACGTAGTTCTCATTGCCCCCGGTAGCGTAGTAGTGAATCCAATCACTCATTCTCCACTGCAACTGATGGGCGTTCATCTCCGCCACATCGGTCATCGACATGTTCTTCTGAATGTAGGATAGCTTGACTGGTTTCTTGGCTGTCTTGTTGATGAGACGGATAGCTTCAACCCTGTGTTGACCATCGAGAATCACACCTTTCTTCGAGACTGTGATAGGTGTTTTGAGGCCGACTCGCTTGATTGACTCAGCAAGACGCCGAACAGCCCCCTTGTTTATGTACCTGTTCTGATGATGGAAGGTGAACTGGTCGAGGCTTGTGGTGTATTTGACATTCATAGCTTATAGTTTTTTACGATTCATAATTTTTTGTGGAGTAAGGTTTGGTAGGTCGTCATATTCTACGACCCGAAACCACCGAGTCCTGTTCTCTCGCCACGACACGATCACGTAGTTATCATCGGGGTGATCGAAGATGTGGTCGAAAGGTGGGATGGTGATGTCGTCTATTGTCATGCAGGTTTGTATTGAGGTTCGGGATCGTGGTGGTTGATTAGTGTGAGTTGGATTTCTGATTCGTGATTATTGTGTAAGGGGTTGAGAAATACTGCGTCTACATAGAAATCGTAGGTGTCCTCGTAAGCCGTGGTGTCATGGACGACAATCGTGACGATGTCGTCATCCTTGCAGTCGGACATGGCGTCAATAAGTTCTTTCTTAGTCATGGTTGTCTCGTGTTGTTGGTGTGATTTCCATGGTTACATCCCATGTTGCTTGGCAGTCCTCGCATTCGAAGTCGTGGCACTGCTGTACCCAACCTCCTGCGGACCACCCTGTTTCTTGTGAGCCGAGGAAGATGCCCTCGCCTCCGCACTTGTGGCATTTATTGTGTTGTGTCATAGGTCAATGATTACGCCCTTGGATTCAAGAGCATCGGTTATATACTCAGGGAGGTCGAAGCATCCGTCGTACCCCGTGAGGCGGACACTGCCGTCCTCATCGTGCGCTGTTTCGAGCACACCCTCTGCATAGAAGCGGTCGCCACCTGTTTCGAGGTCGTAGGTTTCGTACCACCCACCATACTGATGGTCAGGGTCAATAGACACCGAGGTGTCCATCTCGACATTCTTCTCAGCGTCAACGTCTACGTCGTGGGCTGTCCGCATTGATACAAAGGGGAGTGTGTGCTTGAAGGAGTGTGTGAATTTCATGATTACCAATTAGTGAAATACGAGTCCGACATTGGGTGAAGGGTTGAACCACTTGGTAGCCATAACGTCGGAAGCCATGGCATCGACATAACCTTCGGCAGTCATGTCGTCATAGGTTGAGAAGATGCGAGCGTGGCGGTGCTTGGTCGTGTCGATCAGATCGTCACGTGTGCCACCCTCTGAGAAGATGATGTCGAAGTTGTCCGGGATGTCGTCACGCTCGAGAAACAGGGGGACAGACTTGGTGTAGGAGTAGAAGCGAACATCGGGCAGGGCTCGAGCGATGGCAAACCACTTGTCGATGTAGGCTCGAGAGTAGTAGTCGCCAGAGTCGTGAACCCGTACCATGTCGGCTCGCTTGCGCTTGACCTCGTCAACCATGATGTCGACAAAGTCGGCGCACTTGGTAGCTTGGTAGCGCTTGATGAATGCGGGCTTGACATTGGACCAAGAGTAGGCGCCCTTCTGAGCATAGCAGTACTTGGCGCAAGACCCTGCGAAGGGACAGGTGCGTCGTCCTGACTCGGGGTCGACAAGAGCGGGGATGCCGAAGTTCATAACCTTGAGGCCGACGGCCTTGCTCGTTTTCTTGAGCTTGGAGTTTTGTGTGAGTAAATTCATAGTATATAAGATTGAGACAAAGATATGGTGGTTTATTTAATTATCCAAATGTCTATTGAGTAGACAAATCTTCAGCGATGCGGTCCTCGAGTTCCCTGATGTCGAGAGAGTTGAGCATGATGTCGGGTACAGGTATCGTGAGCGTACCGACTCCCTTCTCGAACACCTCGATGAAGAAGCCAGTTATCGTGACGCTTGGGGGGTCGGGAGGTGTGAGGTCGTCGCCTGGGCAACCTCCGTCGACCTCGTATCTAGCGATGAGCTCGTTGCTCTTGATGGTGGTGCGAGCCCAGCTCTCTCCTGTGGACTCGACGCCCCATCGTTCGATTAAAAATTCTTTCATTGGATTGTGGATTCGTGGATTTCTAAGTGCAGCAAGACGTCACTGCCTTCGTCGTCGAGATAGAAGACGTTGGGATGGTCGTCATGGATCGTGGCTTCTGGGTGTCTGTCGAGAGCGTACTGACGCTCCTCAGCAAAAGCCTTGAGGGCATCCTCTCGTCGTGCAAATACTCGTGTGTATGCTTCGCTTGGATAGATGCTCGAGCTGACGAGAGAGTAGACCTTGAGGTCTTGTTCGATGTAGTTGATGATGTCTTGAGAGGTCATTTTCATGGTCGTGGCATTGTGGGTTGGATACCTTGGTTCATGAGCTTGATGGCCACTCGTGTTCGCTCGATCGGGTCGAGCTCTGCGTACTTGCGCTTGATGAGTTGGTCGAGGGAGATGCGGCGACGCTTTGTGGTCGTGCGTTGATTGGTATAAGACATAGTATAAAGGTTTGTGCTACTGGAGTAGCGGTTAATCCGGAGAGTAATAGGTAATGCAGAGCTTGCCGTTTTCATCGTAGTGACGTTCGACAGGTCGGTGAGTGACTGAGCCATCGACGTTGAGATAGTACTCCCACTCTTCGTTGCAGTCGGCATCGATTGGCACGACGCCCCACCCGGTGGTGTTGGAGTCGTCGAGTCCGTACTTTCTAGAGTCCCTGCTGCTTGAGCGCAAGAGCTGAGCAAACTTGTATTGGGGGTCGTCGCCTCGATCGGCTGAGAAAGACTTGTTGAAGTCCTCAAGCCATTCGAGAGTTGCTTCGGGATTTCCGCTCCAGTGCTTGTACACTTTGTAATCTTGGTGGACGCCTTGCTTGTCCTCGCTGAGGATGTAGATGGTTGCTCGAGTTGCCATGGTTCAAAGGTTTGAGATGATTGCGAATGAAACGACGATGAGGAATGATGCGACGTACAATACGTCATGGAGTTGAATGTTCATGAGTTCTAAGATTTGAGAATGTCGAGAGGTCGAGAGCTCGAGAGCTCGAGAGGTTGAGAGATTCGGGGTTTGATGTGGTGTCTACTGAGTAGACATCAGTCCACTTGGTTTTTAAGTGGGTCCCAGAACAGGATAGCTAGGACCGCGATGGTGAGTACGATGTAGAGTCCAACCAACGTGGCGTCGGACATCTGGGCTGTCATTGGTTCCATGGTGTATGTGTGTGTGGATGTGGGTGAATCAAAGGGCATAGTGTGGATGACCTGCCTTGACCTTTTGCCAAGCACGGCCGTACAACTTTTTGAGTTGGCGGTTGACCTCTCGATCTGAATGTGTGGATGTGTCTACTGAATAGACATCAGGTGACTTGGACACGTGCATGTCCACCTCTGCATTGAACGCAGTACACATGCTGATGCGGGTGGTCATTGCATCGGTCTTTGAACGGGCACGGGAAGAACGATTGGGTGCCTTACTACCAGGAGATTTGCACGAACCATGCGGGTGGATTTTTTGGTGGCGGGGATGGAGGGAAACTCTGGAAATCATGACTACTTTTTTTGGGGGAAATCCCAACTTTTTTGGGGGAAAATTTCCTTAAATAAATGTGTGCGTATGCGCATTTCCGGGGGTGGCGGGTGGCGGGGGTGGCGGGTTGGACGTGGCGGGGGTGGCGGGTTGGAGAGGGTGCGGGTTGCACCCTCCCTTTGCCGCGGGTGTCTACTGAATAGACACCGCGCCCACCTTATTTGAAGGCCTTGAATGCGGCCACCAATTTAGCGACCTCCTTTGCATCCGCACCCGTTGACGCCTTGAAAGTGCCGTCCTCGAACAACGTCACATTGAAGCCGGGGGTGTCCCCTTTGGCCTTGGTCAATGTGCCCACGGGCTTCGGTCCTTCCTTTTCTTTCTTGGTGGCGTATGCCTTAATCAGCCCGCTAATGTTTGGCGCGGTCTGGTTTTCTTCGCAGTCTTGGACGTAGTCTTCAATTTGCAACGTGGTGAACTTTGCCGCTTGAATGTAGCGAAGGAACATTGCCCGCTTAAGTGTGCCAACCCATTCGATTAGTTGGTTTTGGGTTAGGGGTTTGCCTGTGGCGTCATCGACTAGGGCGCCCGCTTTCCTTTGGGCATCCAACGCGGCCAATGCGGCGGCGTGCTTGAGTTGGTTGGTTAGGGTGGTGCGGCCGTTGGTCGTGGCCGCCTTTGCAAATTTGCGGGCGTCTTTGCGGACGTCGGTTGCAGGGGTGTCTACTGAATAGACTTGAGGGGTGAATGTGAAGTTTTTCATCTGAATAAAATAATGAATGAATAAATGAATGAACAGAACAAAGGTAGTCAGAAAATTTGAACTACCAAATAAAAATGAATGTTTTTTTAGAGGGCGAATGAATCCGTAGCGTAGTCAAAACGGACCCCGCGCATCCCGTTCAAAACGGCGGCGCAAAAGTCACGCCGTGCGGCGGCCGTTATGCAGTAGTGTTGCAAAGACGGGGTGTCTTTGTAGTCATTGACGGCGTTTTTATTTGAGGCCCAAACCGAATGCAGTTCACGCGTGGTTAAATTCATTGCACGGGTCCGAAATTGTGCGAACTCATAACGCGCCTCCCCCGTGGGTAGTTTGTAGTCGCTGAACAGGTTGGTGGTGTGTGAATAAGTCATTTTGTTGGGTGTGTTTGTTTGATTCATGACACAAAGATAGGCAAGGAAAACAAACCACCAAACAAAACACGAAAAAAAACGAATATTTTTTTTGCCTATATAAGGTAGGCCCCACGTCTACTGAATAGACACCACCCCCAACCACCCACCACCACCCACCACCAAACCCCACCACCACCACCACCACACACCACCAAACCACCACGCCA